TGGAAGATGCTAGAAAACCTAAACAAGCAGCTACGAATTGATGAGGGTGTGGTGGCTCACGCCTACCAAGACTCATTAGGTTTCTGGACCATCGGAATTGGTAGACTGATTGACAAGAGACGAGGAGGAGGTCTTTCGCAAGAGGAGATCTCCTACCTTTTGAGCAATGACATTGAGAGTAAGTCTAGGGATTTGTTTAAAGCACTTCCCTGGCTAAAGGCAGCCCCTGAACCTGTGCGGGGTGCTTTAGTCAACATGGCGTTTCAAATGGGAGTTGCTGGTGTTTTAGGCTTTACCACAACCTTGGGTCTTATCAAGGATGGTAAGTACAAGGAGGCATCAGAGCAAATGCTGAAAAGCAAGTGGGCTGTGCAAACTCCTGAGAGAGCAAAGAGAATGGCAAAGCAAGTGGAAATACAACAATGGGTATTTGACGAATAAGTATAGTACAAAACCTCTACACTTGTGTATAAGTGTATAGACTTATAAACAAGAAAGCCCCTTGGAACTTACGCTCCTTGGGGCTTTTTTTATGCTTCGTCAACAGACTTGAGGTAGAAGTCAACTTGCAAGCTCTGCATCATCTTGGCAAACAAGAAGAATACTTCGCTAGGGACTTTGACCTCATAAGTGTGCATGAGGCCGCCTTCTTCTATCATGCTGGCTTCTCCTCACCAGGGCCACAATGCTTGCAAACGCTTATGGTAAATATACCCAAAGCAATTGTAATGCCCCATTGTATTTCAAACTCTTCACATTCGTCTCTGTCAGCTAAAGAAAAGCCAACAAGGAAGCCAAACTCGGTTTGTACGTTGATATCAATCATATTTCACATTGTCCTGCTGAACATGCCAGCTCATGGGTTGTAGTGGTGGTGTCGCTTGTCTCGTAAGAGTCAAACAACTTCCAGTCGATGGGTGGAAAAGAAGCTTTAAGGGCTTCATATTGCTCTGCTGTGATGTCTTGATAGGGGGCTTGCTGGTACACATGCTCAGAGTGAGGCAAGAAGGACACGCCTCCAATGCTATCTAGATGTTTATATACCCAAGCTCCCACCTCTAACCATTCATGCTCCTTTACATACACGGTAATTGACACATTGTGTTCACACCAATTCTTCTGAAACACCAAGTAATGCTCCAGGGACTCAATAGCGCTTCTGTCGCTGCGCGTAACACACCCTTCTGGTGCTTTCGTAGGGAAGCTAAACACCAAGTTGTTTGGGTTGGTAACGTCTGGCTCGTTAGGCACCCCTTGCTCCTGCATAAACTTTGCCAGAGGATCTTTAGAATCGGCCCGTACTGTACGTACATAATGCTGGTTGTACCTGGGGTGTATGCCACTAGCAGCGTCTACAAGCTGACTCACCGTACCAGATGGTTTAACTGTGTGTATTGATGCGCTTTGTGGAATGCCAAGCTTCTCTGCCCATTCTTTATTCGTGTCTATTGCTTCAAGCTTAAGCCTACGTAAAACATTCGCTAGGTCTGTATCTTCATCCCCACAGAACATGTTGCAATAACCAGCGTCGTTTTCCATGCTCCCGTTGAGCATTGGATGATCCATAATACCAGTCATTGAAACACCCAACAACCGCTCCTCTTCTGCATTTACTCTCCATTGCTTACGGATGTACTTGAAGTCAGTGAGGGTGCTTTGAAACGTGCCTATAATTGTAGCAATACGCACCTTCCTCTGTAAATCATCAAAAGTGTCTGCACTTCTTACTACGACCTCACTTAAATTACAAAACCCCATGGGTCTAAGTATTATCTCAGCACAAGGGTTGGTAAGGAAGTCATGATTTGGATCTCGCCTACCAGTGGCCTCTGCTTGCTTCTTAGCAGCAACCCGGTTAAACACTCCGCGCTCACCACTCTTGCTGTCGTACAGAGCCTGCCATTCTTTCATGAATATGCCAATGTCCGGCTTCTCTGTGTAAGCCGCGCTGATGTTTGCTAAAGCCCGCTGTCCTTCGTTCTCCCACCATTGACCAGTCTTGTAGGCTCGCATCCGCTCATCTGTAAGATTTGACAAACAAATAAGAGCCGATCTTCTGACTCCTCCGACAACCACCACTTGAGCGATTTTACACACGAGATCGGAACATTCAACGCTGGTGAGTTTCCTACCAGCTGCTTTTCTAAAAAGACTAACAGTAAATCCGAATAAATCAACAAGCGGTTTGGGTCCAGAGCTACGCCCTCCAAACACTTTAAGTCTAGCACCAGCAGGTCTAACTCCGCTAACATCCCACTTGGGTACTTGTCCCGAATAGAGGAGAGAGATAAGCTGACGTAGTGCACCTGCCCATCCTTGCTTGCTGTCGGCAACTTTAATTGTTGTTTCCGAGTCATGAAACTCCTCAGCCACTTCAGGAAGCTTTGATACATACTGTCTCTCCACGGAGTAACCTACTCCAGTACCGTTCATTAATATAAACATTATCTCGTCAAAGCAGCGCTGATCGATAATAGGTATTGCAGAACAGTTATAACCCGCAATATGATCACGCTCTAAGGCAGGACCAGCACTCATGAGGGCTCTCATAGAGGGCATCACATCCATGCTGTGGATGGCTTGGTACACCTCATCATAGGGGAACGCATCTGGGTAGCGTTTAGCCCAGAAGTCACAATAGCGAGCCACTGTTTCTTCCCATGTTTCCCTTCGGCCTAGGTCGTCGCGCCAGCGAGCGTACCTACTTTTGTGGATATACTTTCTGTAGTCATTCATTTTGTTTTCTTTTAATGTAGCAGGGCATGCAAACGCCCTTGTTTTTACGGTTGATCCAGCTATTGCACACTGGGCATTTGTGTCCCTGAGTTATTGCGGAAGTAATCCCCGCCGTCTTCCTCAGGGTCTCGGACATTTGAATGTTTTCTGGCGTACTCTCTAATTTCTTTTTCCGCATCTCTAGTTTCCTGAATACGTTGACGATATTTGTGCCCCTGACGCTCCCGGTCAATGTCATTCACGTACAAGATCCTCAAGACTGTCTTGGTTTTCTTCTATTGTTGATGAAAGAAGCTCTACGAGCATGTGGGTAGACAGACCCAAAATCTCACAGATCTCAACGACCGTGTAGCGAGCCGCAAGCAGCTCCTTAAGTTCAGCAAGGTTATGATAGTTCATAAGTTGTCATTCGTCAAGTTGTCAAACATAAACATGAAGTGCCTGTAGGCTTCCCCTGGTGTATGGCACATTGGGTAGATGTCATCTGTAATCCACGATCCTCCCTTAAACATGCTCCAGTCTCTGCCCCTAGAAGGCACCAGAGCGTGAGCTTCGTTGAACAGGGCCTGTAGATCAGCCCGTTTAACTGCTCTCCAATCCTCCTCTGTAAGGGAGTCTAACCCAAACACCTTGTTAATTGCAAGCTCATTGATGGCTTCTATACGTTTAAAGTCTGGCAGCCAGTGTTTCAACGGGCTTGGGATGTCTCCTAGGTAGGCCTCAGCAGCATCGTGCAGCAAGCCTGCTAGCTGAAGCCTCCTTGGTAGACGTTTGGCCACTGCCGCAGAATGCTCAGCCACTGAGTAAAACTGGGTGTGTCCACTGAACCTTGCCTTGTTACTCAGAGCCACTGCTATGTCATTTATGTCTATTTGCTCTGGTTTGGGATCTAAAAACTCGTAGAAGAGGCCGGACCACGTCTCGAGGTATTGCTCCATGTCACTTTGTCCCTTGCCAAGAGTACTCATCCATCCTGGTTTTAGAGCCTAGGAATGCTTCTTCTGGCATTTCATCCCAGCCATGAGCAACCCAACCATCACGTGGATAAGAGCCGTCAGCGTTTACTTGAGGCTTGTACTTCTGCTCCCACACTGGATCATACTCCTCACCAGCTAGCGTTGTAGGAAAATCAAAGTCTACCTCTTCTGGCATGGAGGAAACTTCTGATCCACAGGCAGCGTAGCCAGCAAGATCAACCCAAGAGTCTTCATGGTCTGGGCTGTTGCGCAAGCGTGCTATTTTGAGCAGGGCCATCATACAAGCTACGTCTGCTGAAGAAAAACTAAAGCTTAGCTCTGGGGAGGTGAGGTAACTAGACCACAGAGAAGCAATGCGGCTGAAGCTGTCTTCTGGCCCACCGTATTGGTCGGCTCGTGCTCCATTTACAATCGAGTTGGCTTTGTCTAGGGTTTCGGCTCTGGTGCTCATTTTACAGGGTCCTATTGAATATAGGTTAATTGGTGGAAGGGTTATGGTGAAAGTCATGATTTAACTGTACTTTTCTGCCAGATATCTCAGCGTTGGTATAATTAGGCTATTGTTTTGCATGTTCAATCCTATGGCAATTGGCACAAAGCATAATACATTTAGCCAGTTCAGCTGCTATCGTAGTTTGTTTGTACATAAACAACTTTGCAGGCGTCGTATCTTTGTCTTTTGGGTTCAGGTGATGAAATTCAAACACGGGGTCCGGATAAGTCTGTTTGCAGTGCTCACAGATACTTCCAAACTTTTTAACCCATAGTGATTTGCTGTCCCTACGACAGTTTGCGCGAGCTGCTGACCTAGCCAGTAATATTTCTGGATTCTCTGCTTTTGTCTTTAGATACCACTCCCTACTTTTAACCTTGTGGTAAGCTTTGTTTCTTTCTGGGTCTTTGCTTTCACGCGCTCTACAAGCTAAACTAGAACATTTCTTACATGATTTCCACAGCCTACCTGATGTGCGTACATAAAACGCGGACTCATCTTTGTGCTCTAAACAAGTTTTACATTCAATCATGATACTTACCTTTTAAGTACCTGAGCGAGATTGGCATTATCTCAAACTGGCCCGAAGGCTGTACATCGTGTAGCATAATAATGCCTCTGAAGTGAACATTACCTTGTGGGCCCAGGTAGTCTTCGTGGTGCGTGTAGCAGCTACCAACTATGAGAGATGTGAGACTAGCTCCGTCTGCTCTGTTGGCTGTTGCTATTTGCAGCCCTTGCTGGTGCCCAGCGATGCAGCTCATGTGTTTCTTACTAAGCTGAGAAGCCGCTGTGGTACATGGCCTGCCCATTACACCTGTGGTGAAATAGTGAGAGAAAGCTATACCTGAATGCACAAACACTTCTAGAAAAGGGTGGGTAATCCAACCAGAGGTGTCGCAATCATGGAGTCCTATTGTCCCGTCAAGCATTGGCTCATCGTTTGTAGCTCTGAGTATTCGCTGTTCGTGATTACCGAATAAGAAGTGCCTTTCAGGATTGTAAACCATCTTCTTCTTGTTTAGAGCCACCAAAGGAGCCTGCAACATCCTCATGCCCAGGTTGCCTGCCTCTATGTCAGCCTTGTAGCGACGACCTTCAAAGCTCTTCTTGCCCTTATCGTAGCTAGACAGGCTAGGCATGTCCCAATGGTCGCCTAGATGTACTATCATATCTGGCTTCTTCTCTACAATGTATTTTCCTATGTGCGTCAGGTGGGTCATGTCAACCCCAGGTTTACACTGCACATCTGGAATCACTAAGATTTTCTTGCTCATTTCTTGGTTCTTTCCTTGGTTTCTGAGAGACTTTTGATTTGATGACAGGGCTTGCAAAGCACTTGCAGGTTTTCCTTAGGACAGAAGAGCCTTTCAATGTAAACATCCCACGAGACAAAGCCTTCAACGGGACAGACGACTGCCAGAACATGATCAACTTGAACGTTAGTTGAAGAGAAGTCATTCTTGCACATAGCACACATGAAGTGTTGTGCAATTCTACCGCTAGCAACGTTTACCTTCTTCTCTGTCTTCGCTTCGTTAAGCACAGTATATATGTTTGGCCACTTGCGACTACCCGAGCGTAACACAGAAGTGATGAAGCTTCTAATACGACCCTCTGTCCACTCCACTGCTTTCTTAACAGGCTTCTTCTTGGGTGCAGACTTGTCTGCTACTGCTGTTGGTTTCTTTTTGGCGCTTGCCACATTTGCTCCTCAGCCCGTAGGCAATATAGAAGCTGGCCGTGCAGGAGCACTGTTGCTTCCCAGTCTTCTGTTGTGGTTTGGTAGATAGAGCAAACATGCTCATACATGTCGCTCTCCTCAGTCATCTCGTCTAGTGGGTCTTGCATTGCCTTGATAAACTTGGGACAAGAGGAGCGGAACTTACCATCGTACCCAGGAACATTGTCGCTAGCATCCCCCAGGATGATTTGCTTGTAGAAGATGCGCAGACCGTCTAGAGGTGTTGTTTGCTTAAACTCCTGGTTTACAAAGTTGTAATGATTACCTGGTATTTGCAGCAAGTCTTTGTCCAGCGAAACACAGACAGGTGACTCAGCATGGAGGGACGACATGCGTATACCGCACATGTCATCCACTTCCATCCCATTGACAATCTTTGCTCCCCATTCACACACCAAATATTCCCTACAGTCTTCTAGCCACATGGGGG